GCATTACTTAAGAAATCAAAAAGAATATTAACGTCACCATATGTTAAATTGTGATAAAAAGTTGTTAAAGCTAATGATCCTAATCTTTTCTGATATTCATTTTTGACTACCGCAACACGAGTTTTGACACCAGCTAATACTTCATTGAAATGTTCTTCATTTCTGTATTCCTTCCCTAAAAATTTCGCAGTCTGTCTAACAACATCAGGGAATAACCCTGCACTAGTAATAACGTAACCTGCGAATTCTCCAACATCGTAACTGTGTAGTTTAGTTTTGTGTCCGGTAAGTTTTAGTAAATTCGCCCCTCTAGTAGTTATCTCACATCCTCTGCATAAACACCCGCTATCATCTCCTTTCCAGAAGCTAACAGCTATGTCTTTATACCCAAAAACTGAGAAACTTAGAGCTATGTTCCCTATGGTATTGACCACGATGGTGAGCGGTCCACCAGAGAAATTCTTTTCACTTCCATATAATTTGACGGTCCCGTTTTTACTATTATAAATCATTTTCCAACTTGCGCTAAATTTATCGTACCAATCCAACAACTTGTTTGGGCACCCTGCAGCCTGTAATAATAGTCTGAAGAATGATGTGAAACATGATCTATAAGAAGCATCCCATTCAGTGTAATCATTGCAAACCCATTGATAACTATCATCCTGCATTTCTGAGGAGTACTTCAAAACTAAATCATTAAATTCTTCATCCGAACCGTGTGTAACTATATGTAGGTTATTATCTCTACCTATATCCCTAATTGTCTTCAAAATAAAAGCACCATAACCTGAAAACAGAATGTTTAACATTTTACTGAATTGTGAGACACCTTGCCCGACTTTATCACTCTGATCGAAGCCATCTTCGGGTTTATATTTACCTTGATATTTGTTAAAATAACTAATGGCCTCATTAAACTCGTTAAATTCGCAATCATAAACCTTTTTGAAGTCTACGTTCCTTTTATTGCCAGCACGAATAAATGCTGCAGATTGTTCGTAAACGACCTCATAAGATCTAGTCTTAAGTTCTCTGAGTATTCGAGAAAAGCAATCAGTTCTATTATGTAATGCTTTGCTAAGACCTTCACACAAATCAGTGACTGCTGCTCTAATAATCCGCTGACTCATCTTTGGGCGAGCCGCACCATA